TTTTTTTCATAGTTCAATGACAACTATCCACCGCACCGATAGCCTTTTATCCTCTTTACTCCCTTATTTCTCTATGGATGTGGAGACGAGAGATATGGATCGCACCGAGAAACTAGAAGTAGTTGCAACGTCACGTTTTCTGGGACTACTGCCAGAATATCATCGGCGCATGGCTGAGGCCGTTATTCACGCTTTAGTTACGTGGATTCCTGATGAACATATTAATGATGTTTTAAGCGATATTCAATATTACTCTAATCGGGTGCTTGAGGAATTGGATGTAGATGTTAATAGTAGTCGCCATGGGGGGCACGTAGGATGACAGAGATATGTCCTGATTGTTATAGTGAACTTGTATCAGAGTTAAAGTATCCTTATAAGGAGAAAACCTATGTTAGCCATTACTGTGTTTCGTGTGGTAAGTGGGTTCCTAAGCCGAAGGGGGCGTGGAGTAGGTGGAACCCGATTCGTGGACAGTACAAGGAGAATGAGGGTAATCCCTTGAAGGAGATGAGAGAATGAGTGATTTTGATAAAATTACAAATATTTATGAAAACGTTGATGGAACCATTACAATCCTATTCAAAGACAAAAACCATAATATTTTTATGCTTGTGGTAAAAGGAGCCATCATAAATCTTAGTTCTGTGTCAAGTACCAAGGAGGAAACTGAATGAAGATTAATCCCTATCTAAAAATAGTTGTAATTGGTTTAAACATATCTGCCTTGGCTGGTTATGCGGTTAGGTTCAGTGAACACCTTAGAGGAAAATACTTTGTAATGATGGAACCAAACAAGTATATTGCATTTATAGAATTAGTTCTGTGTATTGGATGTATTCTAGTTAACTTGTTGATGGTGAAAGAATGAAGATAGAGAAAAACCATAACAGTTTGGAGAGAACTAGGATAATAGATTTAGCCTTGTCACAGATTTTTATTTCTCGTAGTAAGGTTTTTATGTCTAGAACGGCTAGTTGTTAACCCTATGGTTCGCGGTTCGCCCCACAGTTATAAAACAGATTACCGTTGTCCTTCACATGGATGGATTCTTCAAGGCGAGTGTGTTGACAGTGACTCTGGGTATAGGTGCCCAAAACAGGGATGTAATAAACGGGTTGTCACGCGTCCAAAATATAAGAAGTGGACTCAGTACAGAAGAAAGAAGGCTAGGTTAGCGGCGGTAGACTCTGCGGCGGTTATCTGATGTACGGAGAGCCGAGTGAGCCAAATCCATTGCACCATCACGCCCATCACCGAGAGGAATTATCAAGAAGTAGTCAACAATCAAAGTATCCTCTGTTACTAAGCGCTTGATACAATAAAAGTCTATGGTATCACCAGAATCTATTGATGATAAATCAAATACAGTGGCAATGTAACTGAAAGTTGCTCCGGGGGTTCGTGCGATTTCTATATGTTCCTCGTTGTTGTAGTCTGCATGTGTACCCTGAAATGCAGCCATCCTTACTGCGCTGGCTACGTTATCCAGACTCTTAACGCGTTCTATAAGGAGATATCTTCCGATAGGTAATAATGTTAAGACATTTACAGCATGATAATGAACATCTTCATTTATAGCATCCAGCACCACCGCTGAACCTCCGCTTAGAGTTTCTCCTCTGCCTCTCGTGGTGGTGGTGCCAATGTACTCGTGAAGCCCGTCAACGTAGACATCCTCATTAGCTCCCACCGCCGTCCATTCAACTGTTAGGCTTGTGAATGTGGCGAAATCGTATGTTCCTACCTGTGTCCACCCCTGCAAATCCGTGGCTGAATGAGGTAACGCGATGCTGTACTGTGTAGGCGTATCCGTTATCGCCTGAGCCTTAGTGCATGAGTCACCATCCGCATCTACGAGTCTGATGGTTACTGTCGCCACCTCTGGCCCAGCCGCGCTCCACAGCCAAAGTTTCAGGTTGTCAAACTTCGTTAACTTGCCGAGTGGTGCGGCGGGGGTGCATGTGGCTACTACGGCTCCTCCTGCGGACGACGTTATCTTTACGTCTTTGGCTCCTACCTGTGGGTCTGTGGCGTCGTTCTCGTCTTTGGCGCAGTTGGTTGTCGCCGCCCAGACGCCTGTGTTCTCGGTGTCAGTGTCCTCACCCGCCCCGTCGAGGTACAGCCTCACGGCAGCCGTTATGGTAGCCGACTCAGCCTCCTTAAACAGGTTAGCCTTTAAAGCAAATGGTACAGCACCAAACCATAATTTAGTTATTGTTAAATCTGCTACAAGTGCATCTTCGTAGACGAGCACCCCGCCATCCGAGGCTTGGAACCTTACATTACCTCCTGCGGGTTTCTGGTTTGATAATAGGAAACCAATTACAGCTACACCCGCATCATCGAAGGCTACGAGATAGTTATCTCCGAGGATAGCATTATTTCCTGTTACGTCTAAATCATCGTCTCCAATATAGTTGTTACCAGCATACCCAAAACGATATTTGGTGGCATCAGTATAGGTGAATCTCACGTTCTGGGTAGGGTAAACGTTGATTATTTCAAGTTCTACAACGTACTCGCCTCTCCGTAAAGTAAGGTAAGCGTCAAGGTAATAGTCTTGATTCACTGTTGCTGAATCAAGGAACCTTATCTTAACTTTACATTCTTCAGGTGTTATCTTGGTGATTGATAGAAGGTGGGGAAAACTAAGAGTCTGAGTAGAAGATACGAGATATGGGTAGAATCTATCAAATGCATCAAGCCATGAAGTTGAATAACAGAGAGTTCTTAAACCATATTGAGCCAACTCATCAATGTAGAGCCGAATTAAACCATTCTGAATGTAGATGTCATCTGTCACAGAGAACTCGTGGTCAAGACTCAACACCCTCTGCCCACCAGTCGCAGGGTCGCCATCAAATAATTCTACGCCGCCCGTGTAGTCGGTGTCCGTGTCACTCCACTTTAACTGGAAGTCAGGGTACGTGACTGTCAACTCGGTGCTCTGGGCAGCCGTAGCCGCCCCAAAGTAGGTATCGTTCTGCGTATAAATCTGATAACAAGGATATGCGATGTGGAAGGCGAGGTCGCTGATACTGAAGGGGCTGTTCTGTGTACCCACCGTGTCATAGAGTTCTATCCATGAATCAGCCTCCATCGCAACCCTCGTCACCCCCACCTTAGCGTAGATTGATACAGTTGCGCCAGCCGTACCCGGTTTACCGTTGAACACCAGTTTGAACTTCCAGAACTTGTTGGCTGCGGGGTCGCGTGCGCTGTTGCCGTCCTTAGTTGAGCCATCCCAGAAAGTCGTAGCAACAGAGTTTACGTACTTTGATATGACGGCGAGTAATCCATCCTCATCCACGTCAAGTCTGAGTTGTAGATAGTTTGTCTCTCCACTTGGAATGGTTTCAACGAATGAGGGAATTAGGTAGAAGTTGAATATTATATCTCTGGCGGCTACCGCACCCGTGTCGCTGATGGGTGACTCTAACTCGACGACAATCTCAGTGTCATCAATGAATACAATCGGGTTCCTGTTATTAGCCCAACCGTTACCCGCCGTACCCGCCACTTTAGCCGTCCCATACAGCATCAGCAACTTATTCGTAGTATCCAGTTTAGCCACAAAGGGCTGAGTGCCCCCGATGTTGGCATCCCAATTTTTCCTAAATGCCGCCTCCAAAATTTCCCCGCTATAATAGTCACCAGTGTTGAGTGTGAGCACCCTGACTACGCCAGCCGAACCCGTCCTACTATGTATATGAGTAGTGTCAATAGGGTACTCAACGCCATCTTTAACCGCACGTACACTCGTAACTCCTATCGGTAAACCAAACTCTTTGCTAGGTATATTAAGTCACTTCACATAAGCCAGTCATTGACTACATCCTCCAAGTCTATCACCATTTCCCCGCACTCATACAATGCGTTCGTGCCGACGAGGAATAGGCTCAGCACCATCACGTAGTGGTGTCCCTCCGGAGTCTCATCCTCCGTATAGCTAAATCCTCTCAGCAGATACCACCCGTCAATCGGCTTCCCGCTTGTGCCGTCCGTGAAGTCACAGTACTGAGTGTTAACCTCGTCGGCAGCCAAGTCCTCGCCCCACGGGTATGCACCGGGAACGCCGTGAATCGTGGTGCCGTAACTGCATTTTCCGAATAACTCGTGGAGACTCGTGAATAATGCCTCTGTTCCCTGTAGCACAGTCACCGTCACATCCCATCCGCTTCTTCGGTACTCTGAGGGCACTGTTAATGTGACTGGTCCTATGGTTGTCATGCCGTAGCCCACCTCTCAAGCGTATTCGTCTTCTTCATATAGTTCCAGAACTCCGTGTACCTCATCCTGTTAACCAGACTCGCGGTAACCGTCTCCCCATCCGCGCCATAGCGCCTCGTCAAACTGATTATCCGGTAGTCTCCATCCACATCCAGAAACTCATCTACGAAGTGCGCCACCAGATGCACCGTGTCACCTATGCCAACCATATCCGCTATATACGGGTCTACGAACTCCACCTCAACCCTCTCCACAACCGCGTTACGTTTAGTTAACTCTATGGCTGCCCTCGTCTGCCCCATGCCCGTCGTGATGATGTCACTGTCACGTATCACCGCCCAGTATTCCTCGCCGCCTCTAGCAGTCAAGTCGTCCCAGTCCTGCAACTCAACGTCTATGCGGGTGACTCCGCCCTCTAAGCCGCCTATGATTCTGACGCTGTTAGCGAAACTGGTTAAGTCGAGGGTTCTGCTCAACGCCTTAATGTTGGGGGGTATATCTGGGTATAGGTTAACGTAACCCGATTTGAGTGTAACTATGTCGCTGATGTCTGTGCCTCTGCTCTCGACGAAGTGAAGCGTGTAGGTTCCGCCCACATACGTCATATAGGTTTCGGCTCCCGCCAAGTCAGCGAGCCACACCACCGCGTCGAAGCACCCCTCATAATCTAGGTCGCGGTAAACCTCGTCAATCCTCTCGCTGAGAGTGTACTCGAATACGTATGGGTCTACCCCGGTATCCGTGAAGTCTGCCCGTATCTTGATGCTCGTCTCGGTTGACGGCACACCCGCGATTCTGATGTCAAACGGTATATACTGATTTTCAGTCAACACGCTGTCATCAGTAGCCTTTAGGATGCTCCAAACGATGTCGGTGAGTGATTGACCGTCACCTACCAACCAACCCCAGTCAACGAAGGCTCCGCTGCCAGTCACCGCCTCACCCTGGAAGTAGCCTGTGGTTGCACCCTCAATGAGGCGTATGCCTACTGGACCGAAGGCAACCATGTAGGGGTCATGTGTGCCATTATCTATCTCCGTGAAGAACACCGCTATCATCCCATCTTGCAGGTACGCCCGTGGGCTGCTGATGTATACGGGTTGCCCGTGCGTGACACTCGTACTTTGAACTATGTTGCCGTCAGTGTACTTCTTGAAGGGCACACCGTTGAGGTTACAGTAGGACACGTAGGCGTTCCTGTAGCCGTCACATGATATTGTGGGTGCCTGCTCTACGGCGGTGTTGCTGAGAAGATGCGTACCCCATGGTCCACTCAACCTATCCCCGTACCATGTCTCCGTGTTTGTGTCAACCCAGATGATGTAAGGGTTATACCCCGCATCGCAGCAGGCATCAAACTGGTTAACCCCGTCCTCATCCTCCACCTTAGCCGTGAATGTGAATGTTCCCGCACTCCGATCCCAAGTCCACTCCTCAAGATCTGTGTTTGGGACATCTAACGCAAAACCAATCATGTCTCCATCTGAACCAACGGGGAGAATGCCGTGAAGCGTATTTGCTCCGGGGCCAAACCTGTAGTTCCACGTCGCACCATCATCCGTTGACTCGTAAGCCTGTCCGCCAAGGTTGTTTCGTATCACCCACATGTCACCCTGATCGTCCCACACAGGTCCAAAGGTGATTGTGGCTGCGAATATGTCTGCACTTATCGCAGCGAACCCTATTGCGCCCGTGGCATCAGTTATGGTTCCACGGTAAAAGTCTGTGAATACTCCATCATATGTGAACAAGTAGACTTTGCTGTTATACCACGCGACGCCCCATGCATCCCCAGATGGGTTATACGTGGTGTCTACACCCGTCCAGATTACCCCATCCAAACTATGATAGTAATAGAGGTCGTTAGCCGCATTCTTCACGAAAATATAGTATCGTTGCGTGACCCCATCGTAGAAGAAGCATGACCGTAGCCCAGCGTTGCACCCCGTCCACGTACCTGCGTTCACAAGGTTATTCAATTCAGGTTTCTGTAGGTCTAACTCAACCGTCGTATAACTGAATATATCTATCTCGGTGGTGAACTCAACCCACGTATCCCATGTCCTAAGTTCCGCGATGTACCCAAAGTCTCCGTCAACGGATACATTTATCGGGGAGTCTAGGAGAATTGTTCCGAGGGCGGCGGCTGTCGTGGTTCCGGCGATGCTCGCCACGGGCGTAAAGTATTGGAGGAGTTTCACACGGTAGTCGTTGCCCTCTATGCGTAACTCTGAGCCATCAGATGCATATCTTGTTATCTGGGTGTCGAGGATGCCGCCGAATATCTCTCCGCCTTCGCGGTCAACGGTGGCTATGGTGAAGTCTGGGAGAAGCATCGGCTCAACTACGTCGCCTGATATGTTGTCGAGGTTACGCACATCGTAGGTTATATCGAGGTTCTTGTAGGTTCTCTGTGTGCCGCCGAGGATGAGGTCAGCCATCAACGCACATTCACGCCCCTAGTTCTGAGTCCACGTACAACGTAGTCGATGACCATTTCACCCGTCTTCTCGGCCGTAGCCTTATCTGTGCCAACCACGGTTCCGATGTTCACCTGTAGGGATGTAGAGTTACTTGTCGGGTTAAACGTGTTACCTCCGCCAATCGCCCCGCCTCCGCCCTGCGTGGTAGGTTCAAGTGAGGGAACTGAAGGAGTAGGGAAAGAGTTTGTACCCGGAGTTGTATCATCAGGGGGTCTCGCCTCTTGTTCTCTTTTTCTTCTCTCTTCATCTCTCTTCACCGTGTTATTCCATGCTTCTTGTGCGGCTTTATCTACCTCTATTATTGCCAGTGCCTCAAGTTTCGCCGCCATCCACGCATCAGTATATGCTGTAGCGAGAGCTATCTGCGACTGATTATATATATCAAGTGAGGATTGAGTGGCGACGAACGCTGCGTTAAGGTCTTGTGTTGCCTCAATTAACTGATTCTGAAGCGTGATAACATTATTCATGGTTTGCTCATACTGGTCATCGGCGGCAATTAGAGCATTTATACTATTCTCAGTTTCAGTCATACCATTCTGTGTATCATCCATCTGGTTCGTTAACTTGAACTGCGCTATCCTGTTCTCATCACTCTTTACTCGCAGTTCATCCTGTGCCTTACCGAGTCGCTTCATGCCCCGTTCATACGCCTTGTCGCTTATCTGCCCCTTATTATGGGCAACCGTGAGTTTATCTCTCTCTAGATTTAATTCCATCGTGGCTAGAGTTGTCTCATCATCGCTCGCACGCAACGCATCCATCTCAACGCTCAGAGCCTTATACGTATCCTGTAAACCAAACAACGTGTTCTGAAGGCTCAGGTAAACCATCTCGGACTCCCTTGTAGCCCACGTCAAATCAGCCTGAACAGCGTGGTAAGCCTCAGTCTCGCCGCGAGCAAACTGCAACGCCGCAATGAAATCAGCGTAGGCAACCGTCTTGACGCGCAACGCATTCTCAAGGTCATCCTCAATAGTCTGCTGCCTACTCAACGCATCAGAGTAAGCATCCACGGCGCTGAGCAACGCCTGATAGTTAGCCGCCACCTTGTTCTGGGCGTCCTCGTAGGCGGATGCCGTCGTGTCCACCCGCTGTATTAGTTTATCCAGTTCATCAGTTGACTGTTTAAGGCGCTCCTGAGCCGCATACACGTCATCAGTAGCCATCCTCAAGTCATGCAGCGCCATACTGTAGCCTTTGATGGATGTAGGAAGCATCGCTATCACGGCGGCGAATGCGAGGTATGGGGATAGGGCTACACCCATCGCCGCCGCTGCCTGGAACCCGGTTAATGCCTTTCCCGCTGCGGATGCTGCGGCTGACATCACCATAAATTGCTGTGCGAGCACGATGCCTACCACAGGGGCGAAGGCGTTAAGGAGAGTTGTCACCACGGGTACAGCGGCTATGTTCTCCCCGATGGCTGTGTAGAGGTTCCTCATGGACGCTGCGAACTGGTCAAGCATTTTGTCGGCTTCACCTATGTTGTCACGTAGTATGACGACCCTCTCACGCAACTGGTTGATGCCATATATCTGCCAAGCCGTCTGCTTCTGTGATGCCGAGAGGCTCGACGTGGACACGCCGATGCTCTCCGCGTACTCCTTGTATGCCTGTGAAGCCCTCATGATGATGCCTAAGTCATCCATCAGCCGCCAACTCTGCCGAACCAAACCCAGAGTCAGTTTCTCTATAGCCATCGACGCATCTATACCCATGGCTTTACCTAGTTTAATTGCACCGCCGAACAACTCCTCTATCTGGTCGATGGGCATACCCGCTGAGAGCATACGGTTAGCCTGAGTAAGTAAGTCAACGTCGGACACCATGTTCATCGTGGCGGTTCTGAGGCGTTCAAGAGTTATTCCCTGTGCACCAGCCGCATCTGTGAATGCCTCAAAACTGTTTCGGAGAGTCTGCATCTCGGCACCTAAATCGGTTGCCTCCTGTATTGCCCCGATGAAGCCGTAGAAGAGATCGCGCATCATTACGCCTGCCGCTATCTGCATGCTGCGCTGGAAACTGTTCATGGTGTCGCGTGAACGACTGATGCCTCTGTCGAATCCAGTGGTGTCCGCCACTATGTAGACGGTTATTTCTCCTACGTCATATGTACTCATACGCTCAGTATCCCCCTCACAACAGCCTTCTTCGCCTCAACCACTAAATATGTTATGTTTTTAAGTGCTGATGGTGTGAGTACCCCGTTCGGGGCTTGTCTGCTTCTGCCGAACTCAAGTGCGACAGCGTAGTCTACGGGACGCCCCGTGTTAGGGTTAATTATCTTGCCTCCCGCCGTCACACCCGCCCTTATCTTTCTCTTATCGTAGGTTATCTCTAGCGGCGTATCCCTGATGCTTCTCATGTAGGCATATGAAATCTCGTAGTTAGGCATACCAGTTGACTCAGGTGTACCCACAGGGGCTATGGTTTTGGCGTCCACCACAATCTTCTTGGCGGTAATCCTCACGGCGTCTACGCATTCCCTTAGAGCCGATAACCTGATCTTCTCGAACGCTTCCTGCACATTCGCTACGCCAGTTATCGCTACCCTGTACTCACTCATTCTTCAACTCAATCTCCTTAAGCCACATGAGTCCCGCTACAAGTGCATCCAGTTGAGGCTCCGCTAGTTCACCTATCTCCCTGAGAGTGTACCCGTAGTGTTTAGCCACTAAGATGATTTTCTGCGCCTTCGGATTGACGCTAACCCATCGAGCCTTCGTTGATAGATCGGAAGCAAAAAACGGTCCTGCTCCTCCTTAGTATACTCGATGAGGATGGCATCTATCCACGCGGCGGGTAACCCGTAGACCTTATCCTGTGTCCACCTATCGTCAGCCCGCTTCAGCATCATATACACGACATGCCGGTTACGTTTATCAAGTTGTACGTCGGGGTCGCTGTCCTTAATCTTCATTACCTCGCTGCGATCCTCTATGCGTAGTGGGCAGTACATGACGTGCCCCCCTATCGTTGGCAGCACCAACTTCTTCTTGATGTTCGCGTAGTTGATTAAATCATCCGCGTCTAGTAGGTTCTGAGCCTCTGCTCTATCCCACTGTTCCTTCTCCTCGGTTTTATCTGCGACTCCCTCTAGTCGCTTTAACCGATCCTCGTTGGTTTCTACACTTGGTTGTTCTTCTGTTTTTTCCAAGAAATAAACTCCTCCCACTCCTCAATTTTCACTATCCGTAGATGTACTGAACTTATCGTATTATATATGATTTCAAAGTCCGGTAATTCTGTCAGATACTTCTTCAACCTGAGCAAATCGAGGTATGTCCCAGCCATGGTAACCCCCATGGTGAGTTTCATCTGCAAGTCCTCGTCTGCCAACTTCAACTCATCTATACTATACTTCCTATATTCTTTTTTCTCCATCCTTTATCACTTCACATGTTTTTTATGTTTAATATATAAATACCCTAATATGAATATTGTTAAGCATCCAATAAATTCAACTATATTCATGTTTACCAATCCCTCATCACTTCGTCTTAGCGTTCGCCTGAGTGAGCACCCTCCACCTCATTATGCGTGGAACACCAGTGGCATCAACCTCGTTAAGTTGCGTACCATAGTCTAGGGGAAACACTAGCCCTATCGGTGCCGCATAGGTCGCTCGGTAAAAGTTAAGTATCCTAACAACCTCGTTCTTCATATCGGTACATTGCTGTTGCTCCGTGGCGCCGTTCTCCCCGCGAGGCACACGCACCCAGCAGTCAACCGCATACCTATCAAAGTTAAGGAGATTAAGATAAGTATCAACGGTATAATTGGGGCCAAAGAACCTAGTGGGTGGGCTCGTCACATGACTCACGATTACCTGGTGGTCGAGAACAGTCGCCCGCATGTCATACCATCCTTCATCAAAGTGGATGTTTGCCGCTATGAGGGCACCCGCTAAACCCCAGTTGGTTTGAAGTATCCCCATTATGGTTCCCGCCACAGTCACCCTATGCTACCTCCAAGGAATAGTACCGATATTTATTCAAAATCTCGCGTTCGTTTTGCGTAAACACTAAGGGTGTCCTGAGCATTATGGCTATTGCCCTATCACTTGCCATGCCTCGTTCAAGCACAGGGGTTATGATGTCGGGCACCATGCGTCGCCTCACCATCTCGCTGAGGCAGTTAGCCGCTATCTGCGCCGTCACGTACTGCACGTCGTGAGGATAGGTTCCGTAGCCCCACGTACCAATGATGTCCACGTTCTGTCTTCCCCCACAGAATACGTTACCCTCATAGGTGACGTAACTCTTATATGTCTGGAAGTCTGTAACCGTCTGAGCCACGCCGTCGACCCAGACCTCGTCTACGGTGACTAGCGGGAGAGGGAGCAGCTCAACGGGTATGGGGTTGCCTGACCCTGTAACTGCCTGGTTACTGCGTACAACCGTAGATGAACCAGTGATTAGTTGAGTCTCCTTACCTGAGCCATCAACTCGGATGGTTCCATGGTTATGATAGAAGTCGTGTCCAGCATAGTTGTTCACTATGTCCTGACACTTAGGTATGAGTGTTCCCTGAACCCAAGCATCCATCAATACCTGTGAAGCAAACCCAACTTGGGCATAGGTTACCTGACCGAACAGAGTCACATCATACGAGCCACAATATCTTACCATTACTTATACACCGTCCTGTAGTTCCATTTCTCTCCATTCTCCCTGAAAAAATTCACTGTTTTAACCAACCCTTCGTAGAACTCTGTCTCTGGTGACCACCCCGTAAGTCTACGAATCTTACTGTTATTACATAACAATCTATCCACGTCGTAGGGGCGGAGTCTCCAATCATCAACCTTTATGGATATTTCCTCAGTTGGATGCATAATCTCGCCTAGTGTGAACGCTATGCTCTGCACACTATGGGTTGAGCCGCTTCCACAGTTAAGTACCTCGCCCTCCAATCCGCTGCACTCCATCACGTCAACTAATGCTCTCGCCCCATCCTCAACATAGGTGAAGTCGCGTTCAGTGTAGATGTTTCCGAGGTGAAGTATAGGCGACTTATGTAACTGGTCAATTATTTCGGGTATGACGTAGCGCCAAGTCTCCCGTGGCCCAAAGTTGTTGAACATCCTCACCACAGTTACATCCACATCATGTTCCTTATAGTAGGTGAAGCAGAGTCCATCGCCCGCATACTTGGCTACCGCATATGTACTGTGGGGATGTATCCTGTGGTTTTCATTCATTGTCTTCAACGGGTCTTGTGCCGTTCCATATACCTCTGAGGTGGAAACATGAACCATACGAACTTCATGTTTTTTCGCTGCTTCCAAAACGTGAAGAACCCCATTTGCATTTGTCTCAAAAAACTCTTGAGGGTTGATATACCCAAAAGGAATATATGGGCAAGCGGCTAAAGAAATAACAAAATCACAACCATCCATCGCATTCATAACTGCTTTAGGGTTTCTCACATCTTGTTTGGGATTATCCCATATATCAAAAGTTACAGGTTTATATCCTCTAATCTTTAATTCATCTATTACATGGCTTCCAATAAAGCCCGCAGACCCCGTTACAAAAACTTTATCTCCCATTGTTTTCTTCCTCCATTAACTTCTGTCTCTTTAACTCTTCAACTATTAACGCTATTGCTTTATGGTTAAAGTGTACTTGGTCGCGTAAATACTCTTGTTTCGCTAAACCGTCTTCACCTACAACCTTATCATAGATGTCTATACACGAAATGTTAACCCTACTGCACTCCTCTCGGAGCAACTCATTGTATGTTTTATTAATGTAGCCTCTAATCTTCGGCGAAGCATAGAACGGGTAACTATATATGTTTCCTTGGTATCCTGCCGGAGGGATGGTTGATGTGGTTCTTCGGTGTTCCTTGAATTGTTTTAGGAACCCTATATATCGTTCAACCGTGGTAGATATGAGTTTCTCGATTGGGGTTGCCTCATTGTTCTCCATATATTTCTGATAGATGTGAATCCGGCAGTCAATTTCCCCCAACACGAATAATGTCACCGCGTTTTTTGGTATTATACTCATCAAAGTGATGATCTTCTGTCTTGATTGTGTTGCGCTGTTATCTTTCATTAGGTTGTGGGCTGTGGCACTTCCTATGCAGTGTACGGTAAACCCAGGATAACCTCCAAATGATTGTGAGTGACTATCCCCTATGACGTGTATCATGTTTCTCTACATCCACTCACCCAACGTGTTCTGTGCCTTGCTTGGAAGCACTATCTCGGGGTACATAGTTCCCTTACCTACAGGAAAGTAGCCATTTACTATGAGTTGGCGGATATAATTCATTGTCTCAGTGAATTTCCTGAAGTCCTGCACCGCAGAGTATTCAAGCAAGTCAAGTGGGGCACCATCAAGTGTATAATGTGTTGTCAACTCCTCTACATCCTCGTTGCCTAGCCTCAAAGCCGAGTGTAACTGCACCTGATACAGTTTTCTTTGATGATCAACAGCTACATCCATATCTATATAGATATTCATTTCTCTATCACTCCACAAAGAACATCCATCACGCTGGGAACAATGCTTCCCTCCGTCCATGTCTTAGCCTTACCAAATAAAGTTAATAGGTGGAGTAGAGTTTTAGGTGTCCACGCATAGTAATGATCAACCGCCCTATCTTTATCTGTCTGCATATAATCTGTGGTAATTATAACAACTTTCTTAGCTACTCTTATAGCCTCAGATAGCCCCACATACGGGTCATATAGGTGCTCCAATACGCTGAACATCGTCACTATGTCAAAACTATTATCAGGGTACTGAGATAGGTCATGGGCGTCACCTTCAACCCATAAACCAGTCTTAGGATAAAGTGATGATGGAACATCCAACCCAACATATCTTTCACCATATATTTTGATGAATGGTTCACAGAGTGAACCGCATCCTACATCTAGTATCCTACTATACCCATCATCATATCGCCCAATTATCTTTTTAAATAGAGGGAGAAGAAACTCTCGGTCATCGTATAACGTACCTTCAACTAATGCCCCATATATGTTAGTTATCATTTATATGCCGCCAGATAACCCTATCTTCCCCATTCAAATAATCAATGAAGTTAAGGATACCCTCCTCTAAGGGTCTAGGGTTAATGTTTAAAGTCTTCCTCATGAGACTAACATCAGCTAACGTGGTTTCGACACGAGGTTTTTTATCTTCTACGTAGATTGGTTTGGTGTCGGTTTTGAGGCAACAATTAATGATTTCAACTACTTCATTAAAGGAAAAACTCTTTCCGCTTCCCAGATTAACTATGGAGGGAACAAAACTGTTTATTGCGGAAAGCATCCCATCAACAATATCTTCGATATAGATAAAATCCCGTGCTTGTGTTCCATTCCCCCAGATTATCGGCGAATTTCCCTGTATCATCTCCTTCAAGAACTGATAGATAACACTCCCCCGTTCGCCCTTCTTCTCTTCTCCTGGACCATACCCCGTAAATACTCTAAGTCCCACGCTTTCTACTTTGGAGTCCTTCGCCATCTCTTCACACTGAAGTCTACAGAGTGCGTAGAGGTTTGTAGGTTCAGGTTCAGTTAGTTCGTTAAGGGGTTTGGGAGCAGTTCCGTAGACGTTCCCAGAGGAGGGGTATATCAACTTCGCATCATCTAGTTCAGCCAACTTTAGGATGTTGCGGAAGCCTCTCAAAGTGTTTCTCACACAATAAACGGGGTCTCTGTTAAACTCTATTATAGAACTAGGTGCACCAAAGTGGTAGATACAGTCAAATCTTTTATGTTCCTTCATCTTTTCAAGGAATCTCTCAGTGGCTACATCTAAAGCCAGAGTATCGGCGCTCACCGAGTTCCTATTAACCTTAGTTACTTCAAAGTCTATGGACTCTAGCCTCTTAACTAAGGCACTCCCTATATAGCCTGAAGCACCAGTTATAAGCACCCTAACCATTTTAATGAACTTCCCGTGGAATACGTCCCTCTACGTACGCCCGATATAAGTGCCCCCCAGCCTCCCTTGGCGTGAACTCGGCTCCACTCTCAGTGACAAGGGGAGTTTCATCGGGGAACAATGGCCTGTGGGAGATTCCGAGTCGTGTAATGTCGAGGTGCCAGACCTTGATACGTGGGTCAGCCCAGACACCGTAACCTTTGGCGCGAGCGTCATTACAGAATGGCATCGCCGTGTAGGGGTTTCTGTAGGGAATCTCTTTGAAGATTTTGGATCGAACGAGGAAACATGTGCCTACGCTATCGACTTTCATAGTCTCCTTTGATGTGGGCGGTAGTAGTGGATGAAACCTTTTTCCGTTGACCCTGAAAATCATTGAATCATAAAAAAGTGGTGGCACGTGGTTCTTCACCCACGGGTAGGGGGCGATGATGTCCTTGTTCTGTTTCTTCAATAGCTGGATTAGGTCGTGAGGTATTTTAACCAAGTCGGAGTCTATAAGAAGAACATGGGATTCTTTCTCTGGGTCTACAAGTTTCTGGAAATCATGGTAGATGGCGGCGAGTTGTGGGGTGCCCGAGATGACCTCTAGTTTCGGTTCTTCATAGACTTCAACCTTATGCTTAGTGGTTTTAATCCAACTCTTTAACTTTATAAGAGTGGGGTCTTCACCTTCAGGGTCTTCTTTTGGATAACCATAACTGAAAATGAATCGGCTTACATCCTTGAATCGTTCAACCTCTCTGAGGAAGAGGTGCAACCACTCGCCTGCTGGATACTTAATCGGTACACAAACTGCGGTAGACACTAAATCAACCTCCTTTCATCTAACGTCTTTGTACCTAACTCTTCCCTAAGTTTCTCTATTAACTGTAACCATTGAGGAACTATCACGTTGTCCCAATCATACTGTTCGGCGAAGTCCCGTGACGCTACACCATATGACTTCAACTGATCAGGGTTATTATAGGCTTCACTATATACTTTTGCTATTTCGTATTCGTCGGGTATAAAGGTGCTGCTAAGTAACGCCGTTGTCTCCCAAGTCTTAGGTTTACACACCCACCCATGCCCAGACACGAGTTCAGGCATCGAAGTAGAATTATTTACTACGGCGGGCACACCGCAACTCTGGGCCTCTATAATTGGAATCCCGAAACCCTCGGCTCTTGAGACATTAGTGAATAGGTTGAAACTCTGGTACATCTTAGCCATATTAGGTTCAGATACTCCACCATATAGGTAGAACGGGTGAGTCTTCTTAATGTACCTATCTATGTCCATTAGATGCGCGTAGTGGTCTAGGTGGTATCCTCCGGGGAACCTTGGGTCAGTGTGCCAGTATAGGCGTGCATCCTTCTTAGCGTCAGGGTTCTGATCAAGGAAGATTCTGAAGGCAGCCATCTCCCTATCAAACCCTTTACGGGAAGTATCTTTATTAGCCGCCACTTTACCGATGATGAAATTATCATGATCCCATTTCTCCACCTCGGAACCGCTGAAGAGGGGGATACCCGCAGTGTCTATTAACCATTTACGTGGGATAGTGTTATCCTCTATTGGTGTAAAAACCTTTGTTTCAACACCGTGTGGGATATAGGAAGCATCTATATGATTATTACGTAGTTCCTTTAACCCGAATTTGCTCATCGCTATACAATGATAAGCCTTCTGCGCCTGGTTGAGAATAGGTATAGGTATAGGGTAGTGATCTACAGGGAAGTACGGACACCAATGGGGATGTATCTTGCTAAACCAATCTCGCTCTCCATTAAATAGTGGCGAGTCACCTATCCAGATATCAAATAATGTGATCATGATGTCAGGTTTCCAGTTTCGGCAAATCAAATCCGCCGCATCTATTCCGAACTGGTCATACATCTTGGGGAACACTTTTAATCCATTGAAGTTAAGTGCGGCTCCCTCAAGACCCCAATATGCTAAAGCCGCTACATCATAGTGTTCGTTCAATGGATAGATAACGTGTTTAGTTCCAACGCCGTATCCAGTTCCGCACCATGATCCGTTTGACCACCAGAGTATTTTGAAGCCTTTCTCGCCTTCCTTTATGGTGGGTATCGATATGTGTTTGATGGTTATATTTTTCTCTGCTTTACGGAAATAGATTGTAACGTTGTGATCCTTTTTATCATCCCATCTGCTGCCGGGGCTTGGCGTCGGGTACATCCATTCTTGTACGTCCGCCGGCTCATGCCCAGCAGCCATGAACTGTTGTATCCACCACATCTTACTGTAGACGCTTACATGACTCTTATCCTGCCCTGCACTCATATCGGGTGTCTCATCGTCTGGGTTAATGGGGAGGTTAATCACCACCCACTCAGCCACCCTGCACGCCTCGTTAATTGCACCATATAGGTCGGGTACAGTTATATGTTCAAAAATATCAAAGGCAACCGCAATCGTGAACTCGCCGTCACGCCACTTAGAGAGGTCGCACACGTCGCCACAGTAGATGTGGTCCTCTGCACCCTCGGCGCAGTTCTCCACAGCCCATTCGCTGATGTCTACGCCGACAGCCTCCACATCCGTCTCTCTGAAGGCTTGTATCAAGTAACCTCGCGCACAACCAAGTATCAGGGCGCTTTTAAGGTCAGAACCATGCGTTTTCAGAGTGTTGCGGATTGCCGGGATGGTTGCTCGGTCACGTTCAAGGTACTGCTCATCATACGGGATGAAGCCCCCAACCCCGTAGTTGCTACCGATTCCGCTTAAAAAGTATCCACTAGAATAGAACGTGGAGTCCTTTGACCCTTTAAAAACCTTGTCGCTACTACGCTTAATGTCTCGTTTACTCAAGTCTACCAACTACTAACACTACTAAACTATATATCTCTATATAGTTTAACTACCTTATATTAAAACTTTACTATAAGAAAATAGGGGAAAGAAGATTGTTAAAGCATTAGTTGTGTTGTTTAAGGAGTCTCGACGGTTCTGATCCACCAGATACCGTCTGGGTGAAGACACTTTCCGCCGTAGCGGATGTCTGCTATGACCCACCTCTTCTGGAAGCGTGGACTGTACTCTGATTCGACGGTTATACCGTGCTTCAGTGCCCCAGCTAAGGCTCCCTTCGCTAGGAGAAGGCTCCGATAGGTGCCTCCGCCGGTAGTTAGGGTGCCCTTGGGGGTGACGTTGATCTCGATGCCGAACGCGTTGTCTAGGCGTCCGCTGGTGATCACGTCGCGTGCCCCGAACTGGTTGGCGTACCTGAAGTTGGTGTCCTGCATCAGGCTCGTCCATGGGACAGGGTGCATGATTAACTTTACGGGTGTATAGGTTCCCGCTAACATGCTTCCCATTGCCTCTAGTATAAGGCTGCCTGTCATGGGGCCGGTGCTGGTTAAGGTTCCGCCGTTGGTGCAGCTTAACGCTATGTTGAAGAAGTAGTTGTCTATACAGACCGCTAGGCAGCTTCCAAGACCCTCGTTTAAGGCGTCTACGAGTCCTACCTGTACGTCCTCGATGTCCGCGCGACAGATCGTGTATGCACAAGCATCCTCTTGAAGAGTAATGTAAGGACAGTCTACAGTTGCGGCGACTGAGGTTGGCTCATCGCAGGTTAGGTCAACGCATGTGGCTGGCCCGACGCTACAGATGTGAACCTTGTCTCCTGGTTTCCCCTCAATCTCATCGTACCAGTTTACGAACCATGCTCCAAGGAAAACGGAGCCTGGGTAAACGTGGTCACGCTCAATCTTGTCTGCCCATATCTCGGGTATGCAGCAGGAAGGGTCAACGGTGCCAATCGTCTCTATGAGACTCTCGTTCAACGTGTAACTGGTGGTCTTCGCTTTCTCATCGTATTTTGGTGTGGCAACTTTCTTGATATCTTCGTACTTGTAGTCATCTAGTCCAATGCGTTCCTTGAATGAGCCAAGTCTCTTGATTATGCCTTGCCGGTAGTCAAACTCGACAGGTGCTTTCTTCTCAGTGAGACTCTTAAGTTCACCAGGTGGGGTCATCTTCTCCATCATCTGATCCATGTAGTTCTTCAGGTCGCTCTTGATGTCTTTCTTGAACTCGGTTAGGTCTAACTCTATTACGGGTTGTGACAAACTATTTCTCACCTCAATGGTGATGGGCGTGCGTGCAACCTCCCGGTTGGTGACGCTAACGACAGCCTCCCTAATTTTTAGTCTGCCGAGTGCCAAAATTTGTAGCCCGCAGGTACTTGTGCGGGGTCATGAATCCCCCTCAACTTACGTTTCAGGGGTTGACTATGATGTTCGGTGTAAACCGAGTAATATAATGATTTATTTAATGATCCTTATTTTAGGAACCGGGATTATAAATTTCCCCTTATATCCTTTTTGTCGGTACGACTTCATTATCTGGTTTGCTATGTTCCACGACAATATTAAAGCGTAGTCTGGTTGGTCATCGAAAACCATGGTTTCATCGACAACGGGTATGTGAACTCCGGGGGACATGGTTCCTATCTTCAATGGGTTAACTTCAGTTAAACAGTCTAAGAGGTCTGGCGTGATACCATAAAAATTTAGGAGTGTTGAGGACTTCATCGGCGCCCCAACCCCAATTATATGTTTACCCTGTTTTTTGTATCTATATAACATGTTTAATAGTTTTGCTTTGTTCTGTAATAGTACATTATTTGTTTCTCTGAATCTCTCTAAAATGTTAACTTTGTTTTCGTTTTTCAGCAGATTTAGGAACCGGGTGGTTGTATGGTTGCCATCACTTAAACTTGCATATACGACTATGGAACCGCCATAAACATCTACAACCTCTGCATCAAAAACAGTGAAACCGTGCCTTGTGAATAGATTTATCAAACTCTTTAAAGAGTAGTACCTTAAATGCTCATGATATATTGTGTCAAACTCTAAGTTTTCTAGTAGTGAAATCAAATAGTGAGACTGAGTTACAAAAACTGTTTCAGGGTTCACTATCAGTTTAACTTCATCTAAAAACTCGTTAATGTTATCGGTGTGCGCGATGACGTTCATAGCCGTAACAAGTTTAACTCTATTTAGATCGGGTACTTCCTTTTTTATTAGTTCCGAGATTCCTTTTCCAAAAAAGTTTTGAATCGTTTTTATGCCGTATGTCTCAGCGAAGGAGGCGGGTTTGGGTGATCCTTCGATGCCTAACACGTTGATGCCTAAGCGTTTGAACGCGTTTAGAAAGGTTCCGTCGTTTGATCCGATGTCAATAACTACGTCACCTCTCACTAGATTAAACCTTTGTATAAGTTGTGCAGCCAAATTGTTGAAGTACTCAACCACTGCCCTAGTGGAACCTGTGAGATACGTGTACTGTTCTCCGAATACTTGTTCGGTGGGGATGATATATGAGAGTTGAACTGTTTCACAGTCCTCACAATACACCAAGGAGAGAGGGTAATATGTCTCTGGGCTATTCAGTTGGGATGGTAACTTAAATTCGTTACATAGGGGTTGAAGACCTAGGTTCAAAACCTCTTTCAAGTCAAATGAACCGCAAACTTGGCAAACTGGTTGCTGAATCATGGCGCAATCCCCTTTATTTTTGATAATAATGACTCTGCCCCGTGTAACCTAAACGTATCGTTCTCATAGTTTTCTCCTCCTCTCGGTCCCCTTGTAAGTGCAAGTATCTCTGAGTCCTCTAAAGAGATTAAAACATGTTTCTCCATAGGAGGGGTGAACAATAAGTCGTTTTGCTTAATTATCCCTACCTCTACTTGTTCATTCTGCATCTGCGATATTACTTTAAATGATCCTCTAATGACGTAGGTATACTGTGACGTATATTTATGGTAATGATCCCCCCGTACAGCACCCTTTTTTGATGATATAATGGTAACGTGTTCAATAACCTCATTAAACAAAATGTCTCTTATTATTCCTCTTTCATCCTCATAATTAATCTCTTTCTTTATTACTTTAACCATGTTTTAATGATAGTCCTCCCTTCTTGGCTCTCCGCACTAATAAAAAAAATGGGAAGTATTAAAGCATTTTGGTAGACATTCTAAGCACTAAGGCGTAGTTACCGCAAACATGTCAAAGCCGATCTCTTCTATTACGGCGGCCTCTGACTCGGTTTCCATGCCTGTTACTCTGTAACTTTTTATTGCTAGGCTTCCAGCGATGGTTCCACAGGCGGTTGAGCCTCTCGGGTATATGGTTGCGGCGTAGTTGAGTAGGTTAACCATGAATAGGTCTACCCAGTCTCCGCAGATGTATGCTTTACGTGCGGTGCCTTCGTAGTTGCGTCTGCCTTTAAGTATCTGTGTCGGGTCGTAACTACCCATGGCTCTCCACGGGGTCTGTGACCTATCTCCGCTGAACTCTATGCCTGTTAGGAAGCCGATGAGTGTTCCGCCGATGCTAAGTTGTCCTACTAGTCCTTCTATTGCTGCACTCATCTATTATCCCCTCACAATGATTTTGCTTGGCTGTGTACCGAGTTTCTGTTTTAGTTCCCGTATGGTGGTGACGAGTCCTTCTCTCTCCTTGCGAAGTTCCTCGATCAACTGCCCGTCCTTTATCTGTGTCTTTGCTGTGTCGGCGCGTATCCTTGAACTGTCGTAGATTTCCTGTTGTAGTCCAGCGAGTTTCTCTATGATTAGGGCGTTCTCTTGGGCGATGCGTGCCCGTTCCTGCTCCGAGTTGAGTGCTCTCTGGTTTGCCTCTGCGCGTTTGGTGGCTTCCTCATCCCTCATCGCTATGGCTGAGGATAGTCTCTCCTTCAGCATTATTGTCTCGTCGCGTAACTCTTTGTGGGTGCGTTCGTATGCGTCGTTCCTGTCCTTGTAGTACTTGATGTCCTTGTCGCGTTCCGTCATACCTATTTTGAGGGTGGCCTCGCTTTCACTTAGGTTGTCTACCTCTTTGCGTAGCTTCTGGCGGTCCTCCGTTAACCGAGTTATCTCGCTTGTCTGGGTCGCTATGATGCGTTCCTTGTCCTTTAACGTGTTAGCCTGCATGGATACCTCCATGAGTGCCTTAATTTTAGCCTCGCGTTCACGGCTGGTGTTCTGGGTTTCCTCTATGATGGCGGCTTCCTTGTCGGCTAGTCGCTTCTCGTAGTCGTTTTTCATTGCCTCTTTTTCTATTTCGCTCAAATCAATCCTCTTCTCTATCGTTCTATCAACATCTGTTGGGGTTTCTCTTACCCTGCCATCGGTACACGCAGAGTCGTTCTTACGTACAAGAATCCTGTATCCAAGTAACCTTGTCGCCACCCCACATACTCCTACTCCGGGGCCGACTGCGCCTGTAGATATCATTATCTCGGCGTCGTCTGGTTGCCCCGTTGCCTTGGGGAATGTCTTTGTGGTGTCGCTTAAGTCCTCGAAGAACCTACACTGTCCACATATGTCCATGCCGTCTATGCCTTTGTACTCTTTGAGGTGTTCCTCTTCCTCTGAGAGTTTCACGCCGACGCTTCTCGCCGCTGATAGTAGTTTGCGTCTGATGGCGCTCACGATGCTGTCAGATGCCCATGAGCCGAGTCCGCCTCGTGCTCCGTGGAGTGCCTGCCAAGCCGCCACTACGTGTGCTCTATCTACTTTGCCGTTGCTGTCCTTGTACGGTAGGTGACGTTTGCCTCGTGGAACAGTTTTATCGTCCTCATCTTTCTTTCCGCCTGGTTCTATGTAGGCGAAGGATGAGTCAGGTAGGTCGTTCTTGTACGCTGTGCTCCATGTTTCCTCTGTCAGGGTTATTCCATTTTCATACTCTTCTATACTCATATCTTTCTCCTCCTTCTCCACACTCAGGCTCTCCACTAGACTCTTCCCCATAGACTCGTTCAGTGGCAGTGGCTCAAGGTAGGTTAACGGGTCGCCTGGGAGCGTGACTCCTTTCTGTAGGAGCGCCATCGCGGTGTAGTTCCACTTTGACGGCGTATTGCGGTCTGTCACCGTTAACCCTCTCGGGTTTGCCTCTATGCTTGGGTGAAGTATTTCTCCATTCTCTATCATGCGCTGTATGTCTCTCTGTGCGTCGTCTATGCGTATGATGGTCTCTACCTCGTTGTCCTCGAATACTGCGTAGTCTACCCTGTTCGCTGGGAAGGGTAGCCACTTGCTGTGATCGTGGTTCAGGTTGAGTGGTCGCCACGTTAGGGTTCCTGCTGCTTGCTTGAACTCAGGTACGTCGCTGTAGTCGTTCCTGTTCATGCTCATGTTTGCGGTGAGTGCTACGCATTTATAGTATTTGCCTGTGTCGTCGCTCTTATAGAACTTGATGAGGGGTTCGTCCAGCCACCTGAATGATTCACAGAGGGCTCCATAGCATTCCCCTAGTTGGGCTTGGTTGCTGTAGGGTTTGGTATCATCTAGGTTGTGTTTACGTACCCACCTATAGAAGTACTCTGTGCCCTTCTCTTTGCCGTACTGTTTAATGAAGTTATCTAATATGCGTTGAAAATCTGGATGCAATGGTTCACTTAGGATTATGTTGCTCATGTTGTCACCTCATATGCCTCGAAGTCGAGTGATACCTGTGTGGTGGCGCTGTCGGCGTAGAACCAGATAAGATACCAGTACTCGTCTGACAGTATCCACTCGTTTCGCGTCTCCGATTCTCCACCTATCCTCACTCCGGGGGCACTTGACCCCACTGCTCTACTCTGTAGTTGTGTGCCGAAATCAGTTATTGTAGGGTTGACTATCATGGTTCCACCGAATGTGTTGGCGCTTGCGCGGTTATTGTTTTTGGGTGAGATTGTGCTTCCACCAGTATATTCCACGTTTTCAAATAGTTCAGCCCACCCACTGTTCTTGGATGAAACTATTCCTTGGAAGTGCAGTTGTTTTCCCACACCCGGCCTAACAACCATACTGAGGGCGGTGGCGGTTCCAGCGTTTATGGTTGCTGCGTTGCTGTAGGTGTAGAAGTCTCCTTCATGTACCTCGTAGTGGACCGCATCCAGCATCACCTGTGTATTAATTAATGAGTCTCTTACGAGTGATTGTCCTCCAAATAACCACTTCATAAACTCCATGAGACTGCTAAAGTTCTCTTGTCTATGTGGTTCGCTCATGGGAATGGCACCCCCTTATACTTACTCATCAAGTAGTCTGTGCATATCTGATAGTTCCAGCAGCCTTTAGGTACGCGCACACTCTTGTTGCTAACGTAGCACCAGATTCCGGTGCAACTCTTTCTGCCTTCAGGTACGTTGGTTGTCTGGTATGGGCAGTCGCTTAATCGTGTGTCTTCTCCGCATCCGCATGGACTCTTAATGAACCGTTGTTTAGGTGGCTGTGTCTGGGTTGATGCATCAGGTGTTATGTTGAGTATAACTGTTTCAACTGGTTCAACGTTACTTGTTTCAAACGTTTTGGGTTCAACTGACTTTTCTGGTGTTTTAGGCAGAGTATCTATGTAACGTGGACACTCAACGTAGTCTGACTTACACTGTGTGGTGTCGCTGAGTTTCTTCTCTCGCCCGTAGGCTTGACACACGTACCCCGTACACGAGGCACATGACGATGCTTTGTATTTCAGATACGAACACTCACTCATCTTTTTTCATTTCCTCGTTTGTCTTATCTCGTTTTCCCTTCTCGACGCTCCACCACGGTCTTTTAATGTCTGTTCTTCTTGGAAGGTGCCATATCGGTAGATCGAGCATCGTCATACATCTGTGAGGTATCGTGTCGATATTTACACCGTTGATTGTTGGCACACTGTGGATATGGTAACTCCACACATACCCTGAACCACGTTTAAGCAGACGCACCTGAAAATCTGGAAAGTCGAAGCAAGTCGGTAAGTTAGCTCTCGGAAATCTAAAGGCTATTGTTTCAGGATGCTTCTCTAATACACCCTCTATCACTGTCTTTATCTCCGGTATGAGTCTATCATGGAAACGTTCGTCAGCGTCGCAATGAAGAACCCAATCCGTATCCTCTGGAACCAGTGTCTCAGCGTAGTTCTTCCCATCGCTCCAATCCTTATACGGTGGACGCTTCACAACCCTATCCACGAGTCCTGATGCCTTCATAACTGTATCATCGGTGCTTTCACCGTCAACCACCACGATGTAGTCTAGGTGAGGCTTCAGGTGTGTCAGGCAGTCTGTTATCCTCTGTGACTCGTTAAGAGTCATCACTATAGCCGCTATCTTCAACGCTTCTTTTTCTCCTACGGAATGTTATCATTCTTAAATTTTCTCAGCAACTCTTCAAGAGTATAATCCGCTGTCTCCTCTACCTGTTTTCGCCTGAATCTCCCCCACCTTACAGCCTCGTTGAACGCCTCATAGAATTTAGGTGTCCAGTCGGGGTGCCGTTCCCGATTCTTGTTTACCGCGTTATCTCGTATCAGGTTAGCCCATTTTAATCCACCTAAAATGTACCACGCCAAAATATAGTTCCGAGCCATAACTATGGGGCCGCCCTGGTCGTATCCTCTTGACCGTGTTAAGGCGAAGTGTGCTGAGTACATGTCTGGGTGAAGGTATACTTCGTCGCCCATCATCCATGCAAGTATGTCTATGTAGGGTTCGCCTCCGCCGTAGCCTCTTAGCATTGAGGGGTATCCCACATATTTTTCTTTAAAGTTTTTGGCTCTTAATATGTATGAGCATGTTCCTGATGATGATACTCTGTATGGTTTGTCTGAGTGTTTGGTTGTTGACCATGTTCCTAGAAGATGCCCTGCGCCTATTCCGTCTTCGTTTACTCCTAGTTTGTATTGGTATGCTCTCACTGTGGCGTCTCTTACGTTCCAACTTATGCTTGAGTGGAGAACAGAGCAGGCGTTGTTCTCATCCATGAACTGTTCTGCTTGGGTGAAGTAGTCGCTGTTAACCAGCACATGTGCGTCGCACACCATCAGGTACTTGCCTTTTGCTTTCCATGCTCCAACGTTGATGGCTGTCTTGGGTGAAAGCTGTTTCTCTATCTCTACGTATTTGAGGTTTCTCCTCATTGGTGACGGTTCTTTTGATAGGTGGTCTGTGAAGGTGTTTGGGTTGTTCTCATCTCGCCCACACATTCTTCTAGCCAGTGAGAGGTTGTCGCCAGTGGAACCGTTGTTTACTATTATGACTTCGTATTCGTCGTGTGAGTAGTTCTCCATTAATCTTAGGTACTTGTCCTGGACTGTGAACCATATGCAGGGGTAGTCCTGTGAGTATGGTATGACTACACTAAATTTCATATACCTCGTATCTCCCAACTTTATGAGTCTTGAAGGGTTTCCCGATTGCTGTCTTTACGTCGTCTACGTTGAATACTGTGTCAACGAATCCTTGTTCCTTCACATAAGTTGGTTTATCTTGAGGTATTAGTGCCCACCCGATAATTGTCTTATCTGCTACCCTCATTAACTCACTCATGGCTTTAGGCATATCCTCTGGTCTGAGGTGCCTGAATAACGCTATGGCTACAGAGGTATCGAACTGTTTATCTTTGTAGGGTAGGTCTAGGATGGTTCCATAGTCAGCGTTAATCTCGGGGTACGTCTTCCTCGCGGCTAACACGAATTTCTTGGTGATTTCCAGCATCGTGTAACTCTTAGCCGTATCCTTCAGGTAGGGGTAAAGTTTGCAGGAGCCAGCCCCCACATCCAGTACGTTTCCATCACACATGCCTGCTACTAGTTTGAATAATGGTTCGCGGGCTTCATCGTATCCATCGAGGAAGGTTATCGGTGCATTCTTAGTCCACCATTCTTCGTGTGGTCTAGGGGTTACCACGTTTAGTTCTAGCAGTGGGGCTAATTGGTTCTCCCATATCCATTGACGGTTGAAGGTTTTCAATACTTTGCGTTTGAACCGTAGTGCCTTGTTTGTCGCTAACTCGTAGATTAGCCACTTTGCTCTCTCAGCCATATACTCTTTACGGTTCACATGATTTGTTTTCTGTCTTGTGCTCCCTAGTTTAAAGTACATGGCTTCATCCACATTGGCGAACTCTAGCATGGGCGGAAAGTCTTCGTTGAGTAGGAATAAGACGCCGCTTAAACCTGCTTCAAGCATCGTTAAACTGCATCCTTCGCTGATGCTGAATAGGGGGAACACGTCACTTATCTGCATTAACTCGTGGACGAACCAGTTAGGGGCTGTGTGCGCCCATTGGGGGAATGCTTTGCTTGTGAAGACTGTGTTCTTGTTTTCGCTCCACTTCTCCACCTTCTTCTTTCGCTCCGGGTCATTGGCGGCTGCGTTCACGAACACGACTTTAGCGTTCTTACCCTGCTCATTGAGGCAGTCAACCAGAAGCATTACGTCGCTTCCGCCCTTAGCATCAAACCGCCCAGTGTCAAGTGGGTACGTCATAAGTATGTCGCATTCGAGGAGTTTATGTGTGTCAACGAACTCCTTTGTCTCCTTATGCCACGCATGGAAGATGTCTGGGCTTCTAGGGTTATAGACTACTTGGCACCGCGCTACGGGTACGCCGAATTGTTGGGCTAATAGTCTGAGATCACTGTAGTTCATCCCCACATAGATGCTGTTAGGGAGAGCCTCACGTTGTTCAAGTGTGTTGGGGGCTGAGTGTGCCCAGTGGAACCATTTAATCTGGGGGTTGGCTTCGGCAATCAGTTTTATTGCGGCGGCATGGTTATTGTAGACGCTCATATAGGCTACGTCGTGTGTGAGCACCGCGTCCAGTGTGCTGATTATGTCTGAGCATGTTTTCTCTACTTCAACTCCGTCCGGGTTAGGTAGTACCGGGTATACTTTTACTCCTTCAGGAACCTTCTCCCTGAAGTTCTTATGTGTGATGAAGTGGCACTCGTGCCCGTTCTCGGTGATCATGAGCATCTGCTCCCGTACAACGTGTGTTAGGCTGTAGTTGTCGGGGAACTGTGAGAACGGGTGATATATTCCTATCTTCATATTAATTTACCTTATACATGGGTTCGTCATCCAGTTCATCTAGCAGCCGTATAACTGCGTTACAGTTTATGCCTCTTAGTGGTCTGGATGTATAGTACACCATTGATACTCTGCCGGATAATGGTAACTCGTATTCAAGGTTGGCTAGTACGGAGCCGGAGCACGGGATTGATGCAAACAGTTCGGTGAGTATGCTTCCCTTTATGGGGAGACTGTATGTTAAAATCTCTTTCTCTATACGCTTTATCGGTGGCAGTGGGAGCCACGGGGGATATTTTCCAGTGCTTACCTCTGGCTCTATTGTCGGTGGCGGGGTTATCGTGGTTGTGGTTGGCGGGGGAGTTAATGTGGTGGTGGTCGGAGGTATAGTGGTAGTGGTTGGGGGTAAGGTTGTTGTCGTAGGTGGAACCGTAGTAGTAGTCGGAGGGAGAGTCGTAGTTGTTGGAGGGTGTGTCGTAGTGGTGGGTGGAAGAGTAGTCGTGGTTGGAGGTAAAGTGGTAGTGGTAGGTGGTAAAGTAGTTGTAGTAGGAGGAAGGGTTGTAGTCGTTGGCGGTAATGTAGTAGTGGTGGGAGGCAGGGTTGTAGTGGTCGGGGGAAGCGTGGTTGTAGTGGGAGGAAGGGTCGTTGTTGTCGGAGGTAGAGTGGTGGTTGTGGTTGCGGCGGCTCCCTCAATGAATGCAGGAGGATACGGTGCCCCAAGTGCCCAGCGTACATTGGTGTCTGTGGTACTGTGCGGCTCGTAGGGTCGCCCAAGTACCCACTTGGGGTCAGTCAATGTTAACTCACCACTGGAAGCGGGTCAATGTAGAAGAGTTTTCCAGCCTCATACTTCTTGCAGTAGACTCTGAGCCTAACCATTCCAGCCGCCGCAGGGGTGCAGGTTACATCATAGGCTTTCCAGTTAACCTCATCGGCAAAGGCGTCGTTTGAGACAACCTCTGCGCGCCCAGCATCGCCTCCTGCATCATAGTATTGTGCCTCGATGTAGACCTCTGAACTGTTAGGAAGTGCTGTCCATCCTCCGCCAGCCAGCATGTAGATTGTATAAGTCTTTGCTTCACCTGCATTATATATCCACGTCTCAAATGGAATGAAGGGATAAAGGGGGTTATCATCTGAATATGTGGATGGGGTCGCCTTAATGCTAGTGGTTGCCCCTCCCACTCTCGTAGTGCCTGTTTCCTTTGCTGCCCATGCCCCTTCATAATAAAGAAGGTGGTAGTCCTTGGTATCATCTCTATCTACGACATAGAGTCTTCCACCAATTCGCCAACTAAGTTCGCTGATGGGGGTTGCGCTGCTTAACTTGCAGTTTATCAGGTAGACGCTTCCACCAAAGTTCTGGATGCGAATGTCTCCTGTTGTGAAAGGGGTTGTTCCCCCAGATACACAGTTCTCGATGGTAACAATACCAGACGCTGAAAGGTTGATGCCAATTGCTCCTGTGCCATCAAGAACACAGTTCCTAATTATCCCATTAATTGAGCCAGTGCCTGCGCTTATCCCTATGGAACTGTTATCCACAAACACGCACCCATCTATAACGAAGAAACTTACGGTTGAGAGTTCAATCCCGATTACGTTACCCCTGAATGTTATGTCTATGAAATATGTGATAGCTTGAACGAGCATCGCATGAGAAAACGCGCTGTTTCTAATCTCAAAACCCTCATACCACCAGTTACTCCTTGCGGCTATCCATCGGAACAGAGCCGAGCCAAAATCAAAAATAGGTGCAGCCAGTCCACCCTCTCCCACCCACCATGTTCCATCATCGGCTATTACTGAGATGTATGTTGTGGAAGAGGTTTCATCAGATGTAACCTGAACGGCTTGAATCAGATGCGTCTGTCCTCGACGCAGATGCAGAGTGTCGCCTGCGCTTCTTACAGCATCTGTTGTATATTGGTTAACATGAACGAAGGCTTTAGCCGCACTTGTTCCATCATTCACCGACACATCAGCATAGTTAGTAACTACGTCAACCTGTGTGGCCTGAACGAAGTTGTAAGCCAACACAAAGTTATCATCATCAGTGACGCTCAAAACGCGATACCATTCGTTTGTCGCAGTAGGTTTAACATAGTCGTTCACCGCAAGTTCAGCTACAGCGTTCCCATCAGCTCCGGGTGCATTTACGTTTGGGCTTCCCTGTGTGAAGGTCCATGTGCCCGTGAGGTCACCCGTCTTATTCAAACGATCTAAACAGAAGTCAACCAACTACAGTCACCACCTTCTGCGCCCCGCACTCCATACACCTGAGCCTAATCCTCAGCGTTCTAGCAACCACAGCCCAATCCACAGACTCAGCGAGGTCTGTCTGCTTTTTACAGGCGGGGCATACTGCCATCGCCCGTATGCGCCCATACCTGTTCTCGGTGATTGTAACATCGCTGACAACGCCCAGCTTCAGAAGCGCGCGCTCGCACACTTTTTCTAACTTGTTTTTTATACGTGCCTTCTGTTTGTCAATCTCAACGATTTGGGCATCAATGAAAGCCTCTTCTTGCTCCACCGTCCATCCAAGGGGTAGGGGAAAATCCTGCTTCTTATTCAGTTCAAGTTGATGTAACGTCTGTCTGTACTCCTTAATCAGGTCAACGACGCGGCGCACCCCCAACTTAGAAACCCCGTAGTCACTCATCAAAAGTCAACCTCCACAGTCAACGCAAAGTAACCATAGTAACTCATGTTTCTATACACACCAACCACGACTATTCCTTCAACATCTCACACTTAAAACTCACGACATCCTTCAACGCAACCGTCTCCTCGCCTACACTCCACGATATTTTAAGTTCAGCGGACCCCATCTTATCCAACGTTAACGGTCCATCAACCTGCACGTCTTTGCTCTTAACTATGTAGTCTATGTTGAATACCCTGTAGTTTTCAAGGTTTCTTATGTAGAGGGTCAGTGTCTTCTCATTGTTCTCATTCACCACCCCAAAATCCAGAGTATAGACCGGGTGTTTACCCTCCGCGTCACTCGATACTAGGATGCTCCACTTTCTACTCATCACTTAACCGCCTCCCCAAGTTTCTTGATTAACTCAAGTCTCTCCCTGTAAAACTGTTCACGTAGAGCCTTCACCCGCGCCTCCTCCGCTAACGCCTCCGAGAGTTTAAGGGTCTCTTCAGGCGTCTCCTTCGGCTCCTCGGATGGCTCCTCTGGCTGGTCGATTGGAACTCCACCCTTGGCGGGCACCACAACTTCCTCTGGCTCGTGTATGTCTAATCCGCCGCGCTTCAGTATCTCGTAGAACTGAGGCATCTGTATGAAACCCGCGTTTACACCTGTCTGTAGGAACCGCTCCAACTGTACTCCACGGAACTTGGCGTCCTCCTGGTTCCATATGATTCTAGGAACAACATCCAGATTGTTTAACTCCATGAGGGGTTGATAGATTCCCTGCTCTGTGCTGCGCTTAATCTGTCTCTGGATGCCCATGATGTTGCGGTCAACAAGTTCCAACAGCACCGTGGCGGATGCCTGAGTAGCCTGACGCCAGTAATCTAAGTCACCTGCGAAGAGGCTCTTATATATAAGTCTATCTATGTACTCGATGTACTCCCAGTACTTCACGTCACCCTCGGTGTCAACGACCTGCGCGAGGCTCGCCATCTCCTCCTGTGTGAGGTGCCCGAGGAATATGTCCTCATCGGCGTCGCGCTGGCTTATCGCCTCCTTTAGTGCCGTCTCGTCGCGCATGGTCTTCCAGATGATAAGTGGGGCTAGGCGCCTGTCAAGCAGTTTATCTATCTTGTCGAGTGTATTCATCTTGGTTGAGAGGAGCTTCTCTATCGCCATGATGATGCTCACGCCACGTTTATCGTTCCCCATCTCATAGTTGACATACCAAGCGAGGTTTTTTCCATCTATTTTTACCTCTTTATCGCCGACTTTCTGCAAAATATAGTCGATTCCATGGTATTTCTCGCCTCCTAACTCAATTTTTGTGATGGTTGCGGGGTGAATTACCTTGATTTTGCATTTTGATGGAAACTGCTTCATAGAAACCTCTACACCACAAAAACCGGCTATCAACATGTTGCGAGTTATGTTGGGTAGCACAGAGTCGAGGTTAAGGAACTCGCCTAACTCATCAACGAGTTGAAGCTCCTTCGGCTTCTCAACGGGAGTCTCACTTGGAGTCGTACCGGGCATCGCGTTCACGTAGCCTCCGCCTGTGCTGAACTCTGCGAGGCTATTGACCGCAGCGAACACCGCCCCATCTGACTCGTACCAGCCATAGTACCCTGCGATGCCCTTCGGTTTCTGTGACTCCGATTTGCCTCCTAGACGTGGACCCGTGGTGACGCTGAGGCTCTTAAGTTTCTCCTCTACGGGTGCCCTTGGCCCTAGTAGGCGGGTGCTGAAGCCCTCTACCGCTATTATGAACCTGTTCTGTCTGACCGTCAACTCTGTTTCTCCTTGTATTTCTTTAACACTTCTTTCAGGAACTCGCTTGTATCGGGTTCTATGAGTATCATTTCTCCGCATGGGCACCGTATCAACTGTGGGGGACAGTTAGGGCACCCTGTTGGTATAACTCTACCACACCTACAACGACCCATTATCTTATCTCCCCGTGTGCCTCTTTCCATGTTTCTCCGTTGCTCTTAAAATAGGAGCCGCACGCTTCACAGTAGAATAGGCGGCTATCCTTGATTCCTCGTACACCCACTGAGCCGATTCTGCGTATGCCTGTGACTTCGCCGCAGGGATACTTAACGCCATTCTTCTTGCTTCCTGGGCAACATATGAACTTTGGGTTAAATGACATTACCTGTTTCTACCTCCCGTTGAGGCACTAACTCCTCCCGTTACTCCTCCGCTGAATACACCCCACGCCGCTAATCCGAGGCTCGTGACACAATCATCGTGTTTTCCACCGGATGCCTCGTACCTTATGGCTCCACTGGGTAGCACCTCGTAGGTGAATCCCTCCATTTCGTCCACTAGAACCTTTAATGTGGGGTCAGGTCTTATTCCAAGTGATGTTGATGTACCGGGAATCGTTATTCTCGTCTGGTCTACGCAGAGGTTGAGGTTCTCTATGAGATTGCGTTTGCTCTCGTTTGTGAACTTGTATCCACGCACCAATACGCCCTCATTAAATAACTCATCGTAGATCGGGTTCCCCAGCCCAGAGGCGTCTATTATTATCGGCGCTGGGGCGTACTGGTTATATATTGCTTGAAAGTTCTTTATCTCACGTTTCTGGATAGTCCAATCCAAGTCCTTGAATCTGCGGAACCCCCGTATGTGACCCATGTTATCCATAGCGGTGAGTACAGTCCAATCCTGTGTTTTCCCCAAGTCGCCGCCTATCACGTATCGTCTATCTGGCTCTGGTTCTCCGAGTTCTCCTGCTATACAACCATATATGTTTCGGAACACGTCACCCTCGCCTTTTATGAAGTTGGCGAGTATCTCCTGCCTAAATATCATCTCAGGGAGTTCCTTTGCCAATGAGTCTATCTCAGATTTTTCGAGGTAGCCGCCGTTCTCAGTTGAGTTCTCATAACTACTGAACTGCCACGACTTGTATTCTGGGAAGTTCTCTGAGTCTTGTCCTCGAAGCCACATGTCGTAGAACCAGCCGCGACCTTTTGGCGTTCCGCCTATGATTGCCCACCCCTTCTTATCTATGAGGCTGGCTCGTAGTTCCTCCTCATACCGCATCTTCGGGAAACTTCCCCCTTCATCTATGACGAGTCCATCTAAGCCGCTTCCACGTAGGCTGTCCTCGGTGTTGGCGCTGTGGAAGTATATCTCTGTGCCGTTGTAGAGTTTCAGGTATCTGAGGATGTTCTCTCTCTCGAAACTGCGTTCGCTTATGATGTCTGGTGGAGTTGTCTCACGTATCGTTTGGGATGCAGGTACAAGTTCCTTATATATGCTGGCTACCCACCAGAATAGCCCGTTAGGTATGCTGAGGGCGGCTTCAAGTAGTTTCATCCACTCTAAACGCGTCTTACCCCATCTGCGTCCGGCGCTCACTATCTGAAACCGATGTTTATCATTATAGACTTGCCACTGAGTCGGGTGGGGCTTAAATATGAAGTCGTGGCTCTCAGTTATCTTCTGCCTTTTCCTCGGCAGGTTTCTCATCTCCCGGCTTTACAACTATGAATCTATGCGTTATCTCCTGCTTCACGTCAACCGCCGAAGCCATCTGGGGGGCTACCCACGGCATCAGTTTAACGAGGTTACTGGTCTCGACATCTCCACTCTGCAACCGTTCCATCAAGAGTTTTCTGACGGCGAAACCTATTTCGTCTATGTCTAGTTTAGGGAACTCTCTGAGTGCCCTGCGCCTGATGTGGGCTGCGTAGTGGTAACTTAGTTTAGTTATCTCCATTGTCTCTGGTACTGTAGGAACCCTGTCGTTCTCAATCATGAACTTGAAGATGGTGTCAAAATGTAGTTTGGTTGACTCTATTGGTTCAGCGTGTTCACGCTCCTCGTACAGGCTTCTCTCTTCACTCATATCATTACATCCCGAAAAATTTTAGTATGATGACGGTTATCAGTGGACTAACTATTCCCGTTATGAAAGCTATTATTCCCATCCATAACTTGATCTGTATCTTAAGTTCATTTACGTCTGCAACTAACCCGTTTCGCTTATCTGCCCCCCACAACGCTGTCTCAATGGTGTTACAGAACTCTTGAAACTCACGTTTCTCAACGTACTGTGTGAAACCTGTGGAGGGTGCCGATACGATTCCGGTGCCTCCGTCTCCGTCGCCATTTCCGTCATTCATGTGTTCTCACCCACTCATATAATTAGAAATACGTCTCTCGTTACATATGGTTCACTACAGTCCTCGATTCTCCCAACCACCTCCCCGCTCTGAGGCTCAACAACCCACACGTCGAGGTTGCTGTCAACGAAACCGTTATAAGCGTGATTCCTGCTCCACAAGGTAAGGAAGAACCCCTGCTTATCCAACCCTGACTCCCTGAACATGAGTGAAACGAAGGCATTAAACGTTGAAGCATAATCATCACAGTCCCCCACTTCCTCCACCCACACCGGCTGAACCTTCCTCACCACAGGGTAGACTACGCGGCAGATGTTCACCCAGACCTCCTTCGGGTACACAAGGTACTCATAATCCGCCGCCCTGTAACTGTACCCCTGTAGACTCGGGACACCGTAAGCGTCAACCAGTTTACCGTCAGGCAATCCATCGGGCAACTCTGGCACCGTGACGCTCTTATCCAGCGCCAACTTGTACTCCGTGAGCGCCCTCAGCAGCCGGTCAACCTCACCCCGATAATAGTCTTGAAGCTCCACAGAGCCCTCGTAGACTAGGCTATATGACTCGGATATTTTTCTCTGAGCCTCAAGGAGGTTCTCAAGGTCCACTATGCGCCACTGACCCGCCTCATACTTCTCGCGAAGCCCTCCGCAGAGTAGGTCGAGCAGCCACATGTGGTTTACTCCGGTAAGCCGCTTTGCCACAGCCACGGGAACACTTTCTTCGTGAAGTCCCGCAACCAGTTAACCCACAGCGCCTTAAAGAACAGGGCGGTGAACTCTATTAACCCAACCTGTGCAGCGAGGCCCATAACCTGATCCTCAACAGTGTTAATCGGCAACCCGAAGTACGTGGCTGACACCGCTATCACTAGCCCCCAGAACAGGGTGTAGCAGAACTTCCAACCACTGAACTCCTCCTTCTCGCGGTTCTTCAAGTAACCGAGCAACGCCAACACGAAGCTAACTACAACAGGATACCAAAACTCATTCATCGTCATCGACCTCTATCTTCATAATTTTCTCAAGTTCCTCTGGGTATCTAAAAAGATACTCGACGGGGGACCAATAATTAAGCGGCTCCAATACCTCACTCACTCCTCCTCAACTACTTGGAGAGAACCCTCTCCACGTGGATTACTCAAAACCTCACCCTTAGTAAACAGTTCAACGATCCTCCAATCTACGACCCCGAACCGCCAACGCAGAAAACCCGCTAAACGGTGCTCGTTGACGACGCACACAGACTCCCCTAAGAGGGTGTCTACATACGCCGAGCCAGCAACGTAGCCACGTACAGCGCGAACCATCCTATCGTATAGCCTTCTACCCACTACATCGCCACCCAAGCAACGCCGGGGCCACGGCAACAGGCGCCCACGCACCTATATAGCACCTATATAGTTTGTTCTGCTATAAAAGCATTTCTATATTTAGCCGACAGATACCATACACTCACCCACAGATATATATAACTATATAGGAGAAAGGTTTTTAACTACGAGACAGCAACATAGGTACAGGGGCAAACCGGCTCACGCAGACGAGTCAAACACCGTGAGACGCTGCGAGCCGGACAACCCCACAAAGTTTTTAAGGAACATAAAACAAGTAGATACTGTGATAGATTTGGAAATAGAGAATAGTTTGAGGAAGAAAAGAGTAAATCATCAAGGGTTTTACTTAGATACATTAATACGAATGAAAGACGATTATAGGGAAAACAAGGACTCAGTAGAACCAAAAATCGTGTTAGAAGCCATGTGTCTTATGCTTGACGTATACGATGGAACTCTAGACATTCATGGTAATGAACCATAAGTTTTTAAGACACCTAAAACAACTAGGTAAACATGACTATGATGATTAATGGGAAAGATTACCCCGTTCATCCACTGTTTAAAGCTGAGGTTCAACCAGACCAGATGGCAACAGGGTTTATTGAGTTAGATCCAATCTCAGCATACAGAATAATAAATGGTCCCCCAATTCCATCTGTGCGCACCATCGTAGAAGTAAAGCGAATTGTAGTTGACGAAAAAGGGCAACCCGTACAAGATGATGAGGGTAAACCAATAATTGAAACAATCACGGATTGGATTACAAGCATCAAAATAGGTATATTAACCGAGGAGAAAGAACTATGACTATGCAGGCGCTAATCAGGTGCCCCAACTGCGGATCAACAAACCTAAAGCCACTAGACAACCACCACGCAGAATGCCTGAACTGCGGACATAAATTCAAGTTAGAGGAGACAAAACAGTGACACGCGAACAAGGAGGAACATTCCAACCAACCATGAGCAACCTAGAGTTCGCTAAACCATGGACGCAGTTTGTTACGCCATTCGTTAACGAAGACGAGGCAAGATACGAGTACCACAAAACTCTATACGAGAACAGACACCAACTAGTAAACGACTTCCACTGCAACAAATGCGGAGAAACTATAGCATCCTGCACATGCACCCTCACAGAATACATACGGTGGAGAACAAAAATAGAGGAAAACCCAGTAAACGAAATACTAGCCGAAATACTGGTAAACCTACACCTATGCGCCATATCTGGGACATGGAACGAAAAACCCCTGCCGCATATAAAACACTTAATAGACAAACTAACAGAAACCCACTACAAACAAGGATACCTAGACGGATTCGGACACGGAGTAAACCACCAACTAAACCAACCCTAATAACAAACACAAAAAAATAAAACAAAAACACCAGAACAAAAAAACAGTAATGCCCACCATTCCGTATGCCCCGTGGCTCGCCTAGTTGTGTGTCCCCTACACTCTAGGCTGTGTGTGTCTGTATGTGGGTGGGGTGTGTGTCTGGGTGACAGGGTGTGTGTGTAGGTGTGCTGTGTGTGTGTCTATATGTGTGAGTGTGTAGGGTGAGGCTGGGTTGTGGGTGTAGGTGAAGGTGGGCGTGGTGGGTGGGCCGTGTGTGGGTGAACCAATAACCTTATATGATGTGGGGATGTAGGTAGGGTAGGTGTCTAAGAGTGAGGAGAGGAGAGAGTAGGGTAACGGCGGAGCTTAGGATCCTCCGAGCTCGCGTCGAGAATAGGCGGGGCCTCTACGGTGAGGACCAGCTCCGCGTGATGCGGGGCATGATCGAGGACATCCTCAGGGTGTCGCCTAGCCTCCGGTGAGGCGTAGCGCCCCTTTTATCTTTCTTATATTATCAGCACTCTGTATCAATGGGGTGTCTTTATTGGTATCGTTAGTCTATACTCACTGTCCACAAACCCTATACGTATAGCGTCAATTCATGGGTTAGGTGAGTTGAAGAGTGTCATATGTAGTAACGTATAGCCTGATACTGATTGGTTTAAGCCTGGTGTCGTGTCTGGTTATATTGATCCGTGAACGCCTAACTAGGTAGAGGCTCACCTTATCCCCTCTTTCTTTATATATCTTCTTTTAACTACAAGTACCAATAAGTGTGCATACACACAGAGTAGGGTACAGCCCCGGTTAATGGGTGAGTATAGATTATGTGATAAGAAGCCTAACTCTAAACCTTAAACCAGTTGGGGCAACAGGGCCCACGACACCCAACTAACCGAGTCTCCTTAGTAGCCCAGCAAGACAAGCACCGGGCAGCCTGCTGACTCCTTACCCACTCAGGCACACCTTTAGTCTCCATCCCTTTACACCTAACTGCCTCTACACACATCATATATTTAAACATTATGTTACTAACCAGGTAGACCTCTACTATGGGTAATTTACGTATGGGTGGTTTACGTGTGGGTAAGTTACCTTGTGGGGGTTTTTGTTGGGTGTTGGTTAAGAAGTTAGGGTGAGTAAAGGGGTTTGGGTTATTTGGTTGTTTGCTCTAACTTGGTGATAAGCTGATCTAGCTTGGCCTCGTGGTCTTTTATTATGTTTATCAGTAAGTCTAATACGTCTAACTGTTCTGGGGTATACATGGTTTAGAACTCCAATATAATAATATAGGGTTTATGGATGTAGGATAAAGATTGGTTTATCGATATGTTTATATAGTTTATGTGGTTTAAGGGTATATAGGTGTTTGAGGATGGAGAAAGGACAACGGTTTGGTTACTTCCCTAGGTGGTGGCAACCAGCGGGGCGCCCTATTCTAAGCGGTGAAGATATAGATGTGTACCGT